ACTTTTCAGAAGGGCGTACAAAGTATTTTGCTACAAAGAAATCACTATCCGGATCGGGATGTAATTTTCAAAGACACTGCCACCGAGAGATATTTGTAGGCATTGATTATGAGTTTAATGATTTTATTCAGGCTGTACACAGGTGTTATAGATTCTTACAAACTAAGCCGGTCATAGTTGATATTATCTACATGGAAAACGAGACCAGGATAAAAGAAATTCTCCTGGAAAAGTGGAAAAATCATGACTACATGGTTGCTAAAATGATTGAGATTGTAAAGAAATACGGATTGTCAGCAGTTGGGAAGGAAGAAAGATTAAAGCGAAAGATGGGGGTGGAAACAGTGAGGGTAGAAGGCAAGTATTATACAGCTGTACATGATGATTGTGTTGAGGAAACAAGGAGAATGGAAGAAAACAGTATTGGTCTAATTCACACATCAATTCCATTCGGGAATCACTATGAGTACTCTGCAAATTATAATGACTTTGGACATAATCAAAATACGGCCAGATTCTTTGAACAGATGGATTTTTTAACACCTGAACTATTACGAGTGCTAAAGCCGGGGCGAGTGGCGGCCATCCATGTTAAAGACAGGGTACTGTTTGGCAATGCCACAGGCACAGGTATGCCGACAATTGAGCCATTCCATGCTTTAACGATTAGCCATTACATGAAACACGGTTTTGAATTTATTGGCATGATAACGGTTTTAACTGATGTAGTCAGGGAAAACAACCAAACATACCGGCTGGGTTGGTCAGAACAATGCAAGGATGGATCAAAGATGGGTGTAGGCTGCCCTGAATATGTTTTACTTTTCCGCAAGTTACCAAGTGACCGATCTACAGCCTACGCAGATGATCCAGTGGCAAAGTCTAAAGAAGAGTATACAAGAGCGCAATGGCAGATAGACGCTCATGCTGGATGGCGCAGCTCTGGAGATGTACTTGTCAGCAAAGCGGATCTTGAGAACATATCAGTTGATAATTTGCAGAAAGTCTATAGATCATATAGCCGAGACAATGTATATAGCTACCAGGAGCATGTTGAATTAGCTAAAAAGCTAGATGTAGATGGAAAGCTCCCTGCAACTTTTATGGTAGTGGCTCCTGGTAGCTGGTCAGGGAAAGTCTGGGATGATATTAACCGCATGAGGACACTTAATACAAATCAAACTAGGCGCAGACAGCAGATGCATGTATGTCCCTTGCAGATTGATATTGTTGATCGGATTATCAACCGATATTCCAATGAAGGTGATATTGTATATGATCCATTCGGAGGTCTCATGACAGTACCGCGCCAAGCAGTTCTGATGAAGCGTAAAGGATATGGCTGTGAGCTGAATCCTGATTACTTCCGAGATGGAGTTGGATACCTACAAGCGGCAGAAGATGAAGTTGAGATGCCAACATTATTTGATTTTCTGGAGGTGAGATAGTGGATAACGGTGGAATATGTGGAGAGTGCAGATACAATAAATACGATAATGAAATAGGGTTCTTCTGTGCTAATTCAGAATCAGAACATTACGGCATAGGAAGCATGTACGATGATAGATGTGACGAATGGAGGAGTAAATATGGAGCAGAAATTTAAAATGGGACAGATTGTAAGACATATACGCACTGGTGTAGCTAGAAATGTACTTGGCGTTGATGGAGGTGACTTAGTTTTTGTAAGCATACCAGGCAGATATGAAGCTAAAGACTTTGAAATTGTCTATGACCCAAACGAACAAGAGTTAAGTGGGGAAGAATTAGAAAAGTGGCTAAGGTTATATTGCAGAATGAAACGGAAAAATGATCATGAAAATTGTGAAATTTCAAAGTTATCACGTAAAACTACAGGTTGTACTATTTGTGGTAATAATACTAAGAATTGGTTCATTTGCAACTATAATGACATTCAGAGGATCATTGCAAAATTCAAAGCCGAGCAGGAAGCCAAGGCGAAAGAGATTGAAACAGAGTTTGTTTGGACAATTCGCATAATTAGCGGAAAAGCAGGTGATGTATCGTCAAAAAATAAGGTAGTTGCTGAACAAGTGGTGGTGTTACCTGATGGCTTTAACAGACTTGACGGTGAAGAACGGGTAAAGGAAGCAGCTTGCGAATTCTTGAAAAGGTATTGCAAAGGGCATGACGGTGATTATTTCGCAATTTGGCAAGGTGTGGCAAGGGTGAGGGCACAGGAGGTAAATGATGAAAAAAACTAAAATTGAATGGTGTGACAGCACATGGAATCCAGTTACAGGTTGTTTAAATGATTGCCCATATTGTTACGCTAGAGGTATCGCCAATAGGTTTGCATCAAAGGACGAGATTTTATCTATTAGGAGAAAAGTGACAGCGGTATTAGTAGATAGTCCGATGTATAGTGACAATGGAAAGAAAGCACCATATCCATTTGGGTTTAAGCCGACATTTCATCGTTACCGCCTAGAAATTCCAAAGCAATGGACGAAGCCAAGAAATATATTTGTCTGTTCAATGGCGGATCTGTTCGGCGAGTGGATTCCAGACTGGTGGATACAGGAGGTTATTAATTCTTGCAACGAAGCACCACAGCACAACTATTTGTTCTTAACGAAAAACCCCGGTAGATATATGGAGCTAGTGGAAAAGGGCATACTTCACTCACAAGATAATTTCTGGTTGGGATCAACTGTAACCAGCGAGAGTGATCAATTTTACTGGAACAGAAAAGCCAGGAGATTTGTAAGTATAGAGCCAATAATGGGTATTTTCAATCACACATTGGAACCAGTTAAAAAGATTGATTGGGTTATCATTGGAGCAGAAACGGGGAACCGAAAAGATAAGGTTATCCCTGAAAAAGAGTGGATTGAAAACATTGTGAATGCTTGCAAGGAAACAAATACACCAGTATTTATGAAAGATAGCTTAATACCTATAATGGGAGAAACGGGAATGTTGCGAGAATTTCCAGAAGGTATGAAGGTTGAGGGAGCGAGATGAGGAGGATAACGCAAACGGAAGCTGGAAAGCGAGATTGTAAAAGCTGCATAGATAGTATGAAGTTTAAAGATTTATCAAGAAATATGCAGATGGCCATGAATGCAGATTTGCAAGTGATGTATAAGCAGCGGAGAAAAGGAGAGCAGACCGACGACACTAAAAAGGGATTATTTTGCAAGCATGTTAAGTGTGCACATGGGGAGGTGTGATTGACTTGGATAAGAGCAAATTGATACAATACAAAGCACTCCTAAAAGAAGAACCAAAGCTCGAAAAAGAACTAGATCGGCTTTATAGGCAGCTGGAAAGCGTTCCTGTAGTGATTGGTCAAGTCATGAAATCCGGAGCCAATCACCCGTACATAGAGGGGCGCGAGCCAGTGTTGATGTATGAGCCGAAAAAAGCTACAGAAATTAAAAAGCGAATCACAATGAAAGAAGGGCTTCTGAAAAAAGTGAAGCAGGATAAGCTGGAGATAGAGGAATTTATTATCGCTATTCCTGATAGTTCAATTAGACAGATATTTCAGATGGTTTTTGTTGAGGGTAAGATTCATGATGAAGCAGCTGAAGAATTAGGCTACAGCAGAAGCCGTATAACGCAAATAATAGGGGACTACTTAAAAGATTAACACAATTAACCAAAACACTATGTTATTATTATAATGGAGTTAAGATTTTCTTCAAGTCCTCCTTTCTGAATATTTGATACGAGACAAGAGAGCAATGCCAGCAGTGGTGTTGTTCTTTTGTTATAAAGGCAATATTACGATTTTGAAACAGGGAATGTACTCCAATGTCCTTCGGGCTTGGGGTCTTTTAATATAGAAATTTAAAGGAGTACAAAATGGCTAAAAAGAAAATGCATTGTGGGATTGAGGTATTATCAAAGACATTCACGAGAGATGGGAAAAGGTATAACTGTGGTGTTGGCAAGGATAACGATGGTTATTTCGCAACAACACATAGGGCTAGAAGTAAGTCATACAAGCGCAAAAAAGACATACCGATTAGCGTTATAAAGCGTATAGCCAGCACAGGGTAAAGCGAGGTGGTAGGATGCCAAGGGCAAGAAGTCCGAATAGGGATAAAGCATTTGATATATTTAAAGAGCATAAAGGTGATATTCCTAATCGCACTATTGCAGATATGCTTGGTATATCTGAGAAAACAGTTGGTGGTTGGAAGTGTAAAGACAGATGGAGTGATAAACTGAATGGAGTACTCCAAACAAGTGAACGGAGTACTCCGAAAAAAAATAATCCTCAAAAAAGCACTAATCCAAAAGAGAAGTTGAAAAAGGGATGCGGGAGTCCAGCGCCAGGGAGTAAATTTGCCAAACGGAATCAAGCAGCTCGAATCCACGGTTTACGTGCAAAGTATTTCACCGATTCACAGCGAGAAATCATGGAGGATTTTCAGGATTTAGAAGTTATAGATCAGCTATGGATTCAGATTGAGATTAAATTTTCAGCTATCATTCAATTGCAAAAAGTCATGTGGGTGGAAACTGCTGATGATCATTTGCAAGAAGAAAGCGGGAACCATAGTGGAGATGGTGGAAGCGGTGAACAGTTTAAAGTAGCTTTTGCATTTGAACGCTATGAATCATATATCAAAGCCCAAACAAGAGCAATGGCAGAGTATAGAAATTTAGTGAAAAGGTTTTTGGAGATGTCTGGTAAAGATGATGAGCGCAGATTGAAATTAGAGGGTATGCAGCTTGACAATGTTTTGAAACATGAAAAGTTAAATGTGCTGAGAAAATCGGACGATGAAACAAACACAAAGCTAACAGAATATCTTGACAAATTGGAAGGTGCGTTTAAATGAGCCTTAACGAATTATATACACCAAAACAGCAAGAAGTGTTAGGATATGTGTTCAATAACAACCCATTTATGCTAATACTCCACGGCGCTCAAAGGTCAGGAAAAACAGTTGTCAATAACGATATTTTCTTAAGTGAATTGCGGCGAGTTCGCAAGAATGCCGATAAGCTAGGCATTGAGAAGCCACTGTACATTCTTTCTGGGGTGTCGATTGGAACAATTCACAACAATATATTGAACGAATTAGAAAACAAATATGCTATTGAATTTGTACCAGATAAGTTTCATCGCTTTGATATGCTAGGTGTAAAAGTTTGCTGTGTTGGTCATGCAACCGTTAGGCATCTGAAAGGGATTCGGGGCATGACGGCATTTGGTGCATACATCAACGAGGCTTCACTTGCAGACAGAGCAGCCTTCAACGAAATCAAGGCGCGTTGCAGTGGATTGGGCGCAAGAATAGTAACTGACAGTAATCCCGATCATCCAGAACACTGGCTTAAAACTGATTATATTGATAAAGCAGATGGAGTGACAATTGCTGAGTTTTCATTTGGGCTAGATGAT